TACCTGGGCGGCGCCTGGTCGTTGATCGTGGGGCTGTTCACTGGCAACGGTCAGCGCATCACCCAAGGCCTGCAGAGCATGTGGGCCGGCATCAACACCCTGATGGCGAGCTGGCCAGCGCGGATGATGCAGGCCGGTACCGATATGGTCATGGGCTTGGTCAACGGCATCCGGTCGAAGATCTCGGCGGCCACTTCGGCCGTGTCCGGTGTCGGCCGAGGCGTAATCGACCAGTTCAAGGGCATGTTGGGTATCCACAGCCCCTCACGCGTCTTCGCCCAGCTGGGCGGGTTCACCATGCAGGGGCTGGCCAACGGCCTGCAGGCGGGCCAAGGAGGCCCCCTGTCGGCGCTGGAGGGCATCACCCGCCGTATCCAGCAGGTGGGCGCTGGTGCGGCACTGGCGGCCTTGGCGGCCCCGGTGGGAGCCGTGGACACCCGGCCTCCCGTATCGGCCGCTCGCAGTGCGCCGTCGGCGGCACCGCAGCAGATCGTGATCAACATCTATCCGCAGGCCGGGCAGGACGCCGGCGACATCGCTCGCGCCGTGCGCGCCGAGTTTGAAGCACTGCAACGACAGAAACAGGCACGCGGCCGCTCCGCGTTGGCCGATAGGGAGTAACGACAGATGATGATGTGCCTTGGAACCTTCGTTTTCTCGCTTCGCGATGGCGCGTATGAGCAGCTGACCCATGACCTATCCTGGCGGCACGCCCGCACCGAACGCGTCGGCGCGATCGCTGCCTCGCAGTTCGTCGGGCCCGGCGATGACAGCATCCAGCTGAGCGGCCTGATCGCCCCGCCACTGACCGGCCAGTACTCTTCCCTGGCCACCCTGCGGGAGATGGCAGACACCGGCCGCCCGTGGGCGCTGGTGACCGGTGATGGCCTGCTCCTGGGTGCGTTCGCCATCACCACGCTGAAGGAGACACAGAGTCTGTTCTTCCCCGACGGCACGCCGCGCAAGGTCGAGTTCCAGCTCGGCCTGGAGCGTGTGCCCGATGAAGCCATGGCGGAGGCCCAGCCATGACCAACCGCATGGGCTACCCCATCCCCGCCTGGCGCGTCACCCTGGACGGCAACGACCTCACCGACCGCATTGCCCCGCGCCTGATCGAGCTGACCCTGAAGGAATGCCGGGGCGGCGAGGCCGACCAACTGGATCTGCGGATCCACGACCATGACGGACGCATGGCACTGCCGCGTAGGGGCGTCACCATCGCAGTAGCGATGGGGTGGCGAGACGGCGGCCTGGTGGACAAGGGCACGTTCGTGGTCGATGAGGTCGAACACAGTGGCCCGCCGGACATCATCACGATCCGCTCCCGGAGCGCGGAGCTGACCAAGACCATGCGCACCCGGCGTGATCGAAGCTGGCACGACACCACGGTCGGGGCGGTCATCAACGCGATCGCCGGTGAACACAGCCTGCGTGCGCGGGTGGCGTCGGACCTGGCCAACCTGGATCTGGATCACCTGGACCAATCCAACGAGAGCGACGTGGCGCTGCTCACCCGGCTGGGCAAGCGCTTCGATGCGGTGGCCACGGTCAAGGCCGGCTCGCTGTTGTTCGCCCCGATCGACAGCGGCAACACACCGGCTGGTATCGAACTGCCGCGCGCATCGATTACGCGCAGTGACGGGGACAGCCACAGGTTCAGTGCGAGTGAGCGAGACACCTACAGTGGCGCGCGCGCGTACTGGAACGACAAGAAGGGCGCCCGCCGCAAGTCGTTGCTGGTGGGCACGGCCACCAACGCCAAGACGCTGCGCGAAACGTTCGACAGCGAACGAACCGCGCGGGAGCATGCGGACGCCGAATGGAAGCGCGTGCAGCGCGGTGCGGCCAAGCTGGAGTACTCGCTGGCGCTGGGCCGGGCAACCCTCTACCCCGAGCAGCGCATCGATGTGTCCGGATTCAAGCCCGACATCGATGACCGTACCTGGTTGATCGCCGAGGCAACCCACAGCATCACGGGCAGCAGCGGCTTCACCACGTCACTGGTGCTGGAGACCTCGGGCGCCAGCGCCTCGCCGCAGACGACGGGCGACGACGAAGCCGGTACCGATGTGGGTTGATCTATCGCGGCGGTCTATCGCCGCTCCTGCTGCCGGCGAGCATGGCCAACAGGCGCCTCGCACAGGATTTCAACGCTGCTGGTGTCAGGTATCTGGCACTGGCGCCGCCAGCGAGGAACAGCAGGGCGTGCAGCGCGTGGCTGCTGGGCGTGGACCCGCTGGTGGGCAGCGCCAACCATGCCTGCCAAATGGCGACGGTCAACAGCGCTGTGGCCAGGGGGCCGTTGCCCGCACGCGGCTTCGTGTCGTTTTCTGCACGACGCATGATGTCTGTCGCGACGGGGCACGTAATTTCGACGTGCCCCGTGAATACCTGACCGATGGTCGCGCCATCAAACACCGTCGTTCCGCTGCACCGGCAACCCGCCGGCAAACCGTTATCCGCACTGCTGCAACGCATAGTCCTTCACACTCCAATCGCGCACTCTCGCGCCCCCTGTTGGAGAGAAGTAAACCGGGTCCAGTACGGAATAAAAGTTAGCGCGCGGGCTTCTTGGTTGCGCCGCTGCCTTTGACGGTCAGCTTCTGATTGCGCAGATCCACATCGCCGCTGAACTGCTGGCCGATGGTGGCGTCGGTGAAGGTCGTGCGCGGTGCGGCGCCAAGGGCGCTCGCATGCGACACGCTACCGGTCAATGCCGTCAACGCGGCAGCACGGGCCGGAGCGGGCGCAGCGCGCCAGGCGTCCAGCAGTTCCACGTCAGCCGGTGCCAGGCGCTCGCGGTTGCCGGTCAATACGTATGCAACATCTGTGCCTAATTCATGGGCCGCAGCGAGGTAGGACGCACTCGCGCCGACGCTGTCCTGCTCGTAAAAGATCTGGGTGCGCTTGGTCACTCCGCACGCCACAGCCATCACCTCCTGGGTAAGGCCCAGTCGCTTCCTTTCTTCCTTCAGCCTTGTGCCCACACTCACGCTCAAATCTCCTTGACAGGTGAATGATCTTTCACCAACATTGGTGAAAGAAGTTTCACTAACAGCTCGCTTAGCTTTTACACAGGGGAAACGGAATGGCTGCAAAACGGACTGGTGTAAAGAAGCTACGCACACCAGAGCAAGCCCGACAGCATCTTCGCGACAACGGGATCACTGTCGTTGAGTTCGCTCGGCAAAACGGCTTGGATCGCCATGCGGTCAACGACGCGCTTCGGGGCGTCGGCAAGGGGAACTTCGGCAAGTCGCACGAAGCAGCCGTTGCGTTGGGCATCAAGCGCGACCCCAATTCTTGCACAAATCCCTCCACTTCCCGCCAGACGCCCACGCGTGGCGCCAAGGCTGGCAAAGCTGGTGCAGCGAGAGCCGGGGGCGCGAAGAAGAAATGAGTGCTCCAACCAGCAGCCGCGCTACGTTCTGCTGCGAAGCCTGCGATACGGCGTTGATCAAGCGCACCAGCAGGCTGCAGCACCGCCATCTGCGCACCGATATCTGGATCTGCCCGAATCCGCTGTGCAGCGCGTCGTACTCGGGCAACTCCGAGTTGATCAGTATCGTCAGTCCCAGCGGCATCCCCGAGGCGCCTCCTAGCGAGTTACCTCCCACGCCTGGCTACGAGCGCGCTCTACTGCAGATGGCATGGAAGCTTGAACACGGTCCCAGGCAGTTGGACATGCTTGATGCGATTGCGATTGTCGAGGGTGCCAGGCGCGAAGACGTAGGTGGCAACGAGCCACGGCCGTAGCAGCCTGCCGCGCTGGCGGTCAGATTCAACGTTTCCCTATTGCTGGTCTGTCGGCCCTGCCGACGGTGACGGAGTACTGCGCTTGAACGTTCTGCCCCTTGAAAACCGTTCCCACACTTTCCCTCATTCACCCTTGACTTCTTTGGTTATGGGGAGCAGAGTTTGCCGCAAGGAGACTCAAAACTCTGAGGATACAGCGGCATCCGCGCCCGACAGCTTCGCGGTTTTTTTGCGTCTGCAATTCGAGCGCACCGACGTTTTCTACGTCGGGAGGGCGGCAGCCATACAACACCCGAAAGGGGAAAACTGCCCGCCGGTCTGTATCCCGGTTTTGAGCCTCCCGACATCCTCGGTGCGACGACTCAAAACGTCTCGCCGAGGCCAATCCTCGGATACAGGAGACGTCTCCATGGCGCATGACGCCCATCCCACGCCCGGCTCCAGCCCGGCGCGTCAGATTTCGCTTGTCTTCGGCTTCATCGCCGACACCCTCGAATGGCCCCATGCCGACTACCAAGCGCTGATCGTGCGCCTGGAGGCCACCGGCAAGCCGGTGCTGTCCATCACCCTTGACGATGTCCCGACTGCCTATACCGCGCAGCTGAAGGCACGCGGCGGCGATGTCAGCGGCGCCCGGGGGAAGCACTGATGGCTACCTCAGATGCGCAAGCCCCACATGCGCTGCGCCCGGTCATCGAACTGGATACGCCCGTCACGGGCGTCGTCCTGCGCTGCTCCTTCGACCAGCGCGGCATGTTGTACCTGGCCCTCGTACACCTCGCCAGCGATGCAGCCTTGACCGTTTCGGCGCACACCACCAGCAGTGTCCGGGCTGCGGCCACCCATAGCCTGCAGTGCGGCTCGATGGTGTACCTGCTCGCCGCCGGCGAGGCGGAGCGATTCCTTACGTGGCTCCGCAACGGCGGCAGCACCCCGACCGGAGTGAACTGATGGACAAGCGCAACCACCTCCCTCCCGTGCGCAACCCCGGTCCGGTGCCGGCGAACCACGCCCAGGTAGTCACCAGCGACGACTACAACCGGCTCTGGCGCATCGCGTACGCCGTAGAGCTGCTCGCCGCGCTTCCAGACGAGGCCGCGAAGGTGCTGGGCATCACTGCGGACCATACGTCCGCTGTCGCTGAGTACATATCCGACGACCTGCGCGGGATCCTCAGCCGCTCCACCCCCGTAGACGAATAACTCAGTACCGCTCTGGTCCGGCGGCGCGCCAACGCCGCCGGCACCAGGACACCCCGCTCAGGAGAGAGCCATGCACCACCCCAACACCACCGCTTCATCCGCGGCGAGAGGCTGACCTGGCCATGCAAGTAGAGATCCGCCAGCAAGTCCTGCAGCGCGTAGAGCGCGACTACGGCCTCAAGCATCGCAATGGCACCGGATACATGCGAGGGGGGAAATGCCCCCATTGCGGCAAGAAAGAGCTTTACACCAGCTACGAAAAACCGTGGGTGCTGCGCTGTGGCCGACAGGCAAAGTGCGGCCAGGAAGTGCGCGTGCGCGACCTGTATGACGATCTCTTTGACGACTACTCGAAGCTCAACCCTCAGACCCCGCAGGCACCGAACGCGGCGGCTGATGCTTACCTGGCTACCGGTCGCGGCTTCAACGTCAGCGGCTTGCGAGGGATGTATACCCAGGAGGACTACTACGACCGCGAAGTTCGTCAGGGTACCGCCACTGTGCGATTCCCCCTGGCGAAGGGTGGTTGGTGGGAGCGGCTGATCGACCGCCCGCACCGCTTCGGCAAAAAGAAGGCCCGCTTCGCGCCGGGCGAGAGCTACCTCGGCGTGTGGTGGGCGGCTGCGGCGGTCGACCAGTTGCGTACCGCGCCTGAAGTCTGGATCGTGGAAGGCATCTTCGATGCGATCGCGTTGATTCAGCGCGGTTTGTGCGCCGTTGCCGCGATGTCGAGCAATGCCTACCCGGAGGCCTCGCTCCGTGAGCTGGCAGCCTCCCGCCCGGGCAACATGCCGGCGCTGATCTGGGCACTGGACAACGAGCCGGGCGCACGCGCGTACATCCAACGCCACGCCAAGCGCGCCGAGAAGCTCGGTTTCAAGTGCAAGGCGGCTCAGATCGTTCAGCGTGATGGCAAGAAGACCGACTGGAATGACCTGCACCTTCGTGCCTTGGCCGCCGATGACCAGCAAGCACAGTGGGACGCCGACCTGGTCGAGGCTCGCTACCAGGGCGACCTGCTCATGGCGCGCACGGCCATGGACAAGGGCCTGATCGTCTACGGCCACGACAAGCAGACCGAGTTCCACCTGGAGCACCACTCGCGGCTGTACTGGTTCGAGTTCGACCCGCAGCGGTTTGAGAAGCTGTGCCGCGATCGTGCCGTTGATCGTGACCTGAGTGACGACGACGAACTGGAGGCCGACGAGCTCGCCAAGATCCAGCGCGCCTCAGCATCTGTGCGCCAGATCGCCAACTGCTACCCAGAAGCGCTGTACTTCCAGCGCCATGAGGCCACCGATGAAAGCTGGTACTTCTTCCGCGTGGACTTTCCCCATGACGCTCCCTCGGTCAAGGGCACCTTCACCGGCCCCCAGGTGGCCAGCTCCACCGAGTTCAAGAAGCGAATCATCAGCTTGGCGCAGGGCGCGGTGTTCAGCGGCTCGGGCCACCAGCTGGACCGCATGATGGAAGACCAGCTGTTCAACATCAAAACCGTCGATACCGTCGACTTCGTCGGGTACAGCCCGGACCACGGGGCGTACATCTTCGGCGACATCGCGGTGCGGAATGGAGAAATCAGCCTGGCGAACGCCGAGGACTATTTCGAGTTCAACAAGCTGCGCCTCAAGACCACGCAGAAGTCCATCCGTATGGACATTCAACGCGACGCTGAGGCCTTCCGCACCGAGTGGCTGGAATGGCTGTGGTTGTGCTTCGGCACACACGGCATGATCGCCCTGACGTTCTGGTTCGGTTCGCTGTTCGCCAACCAGATCCGCACCGCCCACAAATCCTTCCCCTTCCTCGAAGCCACCGGCGAGGCGGGCGCGGGCAAGACCACCCTGCTGACCTTCCTGTGGAAGCTGCTCGCGCGCAGCGACTACGAGGGCTTCGATCCGGCCAAGTCATCCAAGGCCGGGCGCGCACGCGCAATGGGCCAGATTTCGGGCATGCCGGTTGTGCTGCTCGAGGCTGACCGCGATACGCCCGACAAGGCCCATTCCAAGTCGTTCGAATGGGATGAGCTGAAGGACTACTTCGGCGGCGGCACCCTGGCCACGCGCGGCGTGCGCAATGGTGGCAATGACACCTACGAGCCGCCGTTCCGGGGCACGATCGTCATCAGTCAGAATGCGGCGGTCGACGCCAGCGAAGCGATCCTGACGCGCATCGTGAAGCTGCACTTCCGCAAGCCGACCGTCACCGCCGAGAGCCGCATCGCGGCCGACAACCTCAACGCGCTGCAGGTTGAAGACCTGAGCCACTTCCTGATCAAGGCGGTGCGCTCCGAGGGCCAGGTGCTCAAGAAGTTCAAGGAGCGCGTGACCTACTTCGAGGCCCGGCTGCGCGAGAAGACCGATCTGCGGCTGGAACGCGTCATCAAAAACCATGCGCAGATGCTATCCCTGCTGGACTGCCTGCGTGACGTGGTTGAAATCCCCGAGCACATGGTCGTGGCAACGCGTGACGCCTTGGTCGCAGCGGCCATGGAACGTCAGATGGCCATCAGCGCCGACCACAAGATCGTCAACGAGTTCTGGGAGACATACGAGTATCTCGAAGGGCTGACCAACGGCGAGCGGCCGATGCTCAACCACTCGCGCGACCCCCACAAGATCGCCATCAACCTCAACGAGTTCGTTGCCCAGGCGGCGAAGCACGGGCAGGCGGTGCCTGACCTGGTCGACCTACGCAAGCACCTGACCGATTCACGGCGCTACAAGCTCATCAGCGCCAACACCGCAGTGAACAGCAACATCCGCAACACCATGCTCGGCAGCAGCTTCACGGTGAAGTGCTGGGTATTCAAAGCGAAGTAAGGCGACGTGCAACAAAGCGGTCCGGCGGGCGGTGCGCCAACACCACCCCAAGGCCATCTACCAACAGAAGCTCAGGAGAGAGCAATGCACAAGATGAACGGCGAAGCCGCAACCACCCCCACATCTCCGCTGGATTCCAGCACCGGACCCGGGGCGGAGGCTATCACGGGTGTGGGGATTTGGGGGATTGATAGGGGGGACGGGGAAGAGTGCAGCGCCACCTTGGTGCTGCACGTCACCCACAACAAGGTGATCGTCACGGCGACTCTGAACATGGGCACGATCAAGGTGGCGCAGCGGGTGCTGGAGCGCCGCAAGGGCAACAGGAGCGGCTGGGTGGTCAGGAAGGGCAGCGAGGAGTTCGCCCAGGACGCCGGCTGGATCTCGGCGGAGTTGGCCAAGCTGGCCGATCGCCTTCCCTTCCCCTTCGAGGTGGCCAACATGCTGCCGGGCCGCAAGGCCACGCAGGCTGCGGTGGCGCAGGCCGCCCAGGAGGTGGCCCATGGCTAAGTCCGTCGTGCTGTACGGCCCTCAGGGCAGCGGCAAAACGCTCCACGGCTCCGCTATCGCGAAGAATCTGGGCCTGCGCCAGGTGATCGACCTTGAAGACATCCAGCTGATGGGCGAGCGCCTGCAGCGGCAGGGCTTCCTATACCTGTCGTGCAGCCAGTCGTACGCGCAGCGGGCGGCGAACCTGCTCGGTACCGAAGTCGTCCACATCACCCATGCACTGACCGCCATCGGCGTGAATGCCGGGGAGGTGGCCCATGGCTGAGCTACTGCTGGTCCTGATCGGCCCCGCCGCCGGCGGCGCACTGCTCTACCACCTCTGGACGACCCGGCCGGCGCCCCGGCGTCACAGCGGGTTGGCCGTTGGCCAGATCCCGCAGCGGCTTCGTCGTCGCCCGCAGATGGCCGTGCGCCGCGCTGGGGGTGCAGCATGAACCTTGACCGCGTGATTCAGGTGGCTCTTTACGCCATACGCAATGACGGCACCGGTCCGCTGTCCATCGGCGAGGCGCTTACCGCCGCCCTGGTGCTGAATCGGCACGACTGGCTGACCGAGATGGACTACACCATCGCCCAAGCCCTCGATCGCATTGATGAGGACACCATCCAGCATCTGGCCGATGCCGCCCGCAACGTCGCGGAGGGCTTCGATCATGGGTGAGGTCTTCGAAATCCGGCACGCCGGCCTGTTCGCAGGTCTGGGTGCCGGCGCCAAGGGGTTCAACCAGGCACGACCGGACATCGGATCGGCGCGCGCCACGTTCCGATGCATCGGCGGCATCGATGTGGATCCGGCAGCGATCGCCGACTTCGGGCGCATCGCCGGTGTCCCGGGCACCGTCATGGATCTCTTTTCGCTGCACCAGTACTGTGCGTTCTGGGGCTGTGAGCCGCCGCCGGGCTGGCGTGAGGCCGGCACGGCCGACGTGCACCGCGCGTTCGGCTACGAGCGGCCGCACGTCGTTTTCCTGTCGGCCCCTTGCAAGGGTTTTTCCGGGCTTATGTCGGAAACGAAGAGCAGGACCGCGAAGTACCAGGCACTCAACGAACTGACGCTGCGTGGCATCTGGCTCACCTTGGAGGCCTACAAGGATGATCCGGTCGAGATCCTGCTGTTCGAGAACGTCCCCCGCATTGCCTCGCGCGGCCGGCACCTGCTCGACCAGATCACGCAGCTGCTCCGCGCGTACGGCTACGTGGTGGCGGAGACGACGCACGACTGCGGCGAGTTGGGTGGGCTGGCGCAAAGCCGCAAGCGGTTCCTGCTGGTGGCCCGCCATGCCGAGAAGGTTCCGCCCTTCCTGTACGAGCCAGTGAAGCGCCCCCTGCAGTCGGTGGGCACGGTCCTCGGCCGCATGCCACTCGCCGGCGACGTGGAGCGCGCAGGCCCGATGCACCGCGTCCCCTCGCTGCAGTGGAAGACGTGGGTGCGCCTGGCGTTCGTCGAAGCCGGCAGCGACTGGCGCAGCCTGAATCGCCTTGCGGTGGAAGACGGCGTGCTGCGCGACTACCTGATCCTGCCCGAGAGCCGCGGCGGATTCCTGGGCGTGCGTAGCTGGGACGACCACAGCGGCACCGTGGCAGGGGAGAGCCTTCCGTCCAACGGGGCGTTCAGCGTTGCGGATCCCCGTGCAGCTGCCGGTGCGCCGCAGTACCAGCAGTACGGCGTGATGAGCATGGGCGACACCGCTGGCGCGGTGATCGGCGTCAAATCGCCTGGACAAGGTACGTTCTCTGTCGCTGACCCCCGCCACGGTGGCCCGGCCAAGCACAACAACGAGTACCGCATCGTGGCGTGGCAGGGCGCTGCAGGCGCTGTCACCAGTGCGCACGGCTCTGGCCAGTGCGTGCAGGATCCTCGATCGCATGGGGTGTTTGAGGGTGCTGGAAAGTACCCGGTGGCGCCATTCGACGCGCCTTCGCGGACCGTGATCGCGCGTAGCGACACCGGCCACGGAGCGTACGCCGTCGCGGATCCACGCCCGGCTAATCAGCGCCAGCAGGGCGACGCCTATCTGACCAACGGCCACTACGGCGTGGTGCAGTGGGATGCTTCGAGCGGGGCTGTCAGCGCAGCAGCGGGCCATGACAACGGGAAGTGGTCGGTTGCGGATCCTCGATTGCCCGACGCGCGGAAGAACCTGGTGTGCGTTATCCGCAGCACTGACGACACGTGGCACCGCCCCTTCACCACCTTGGAGCTGGCCGCCCTGCAGTCGTTGATCGAGCCTGAAGAGAAGCTCGAGCTCGATGGGCTAAGCGACCAGGCATGGCGCGAGCGGATTGGTAACGCGGTGCCGCCTTCGTCTGCCCAAGCCATCGGTGAAGAGATCGGCCGCACTCTGTTGCTGGCGTGGACCGGGCAGACCTTCGCGCTTTCCAGCACGCCGATCTGGGTGCGCGACGTCGCTGTGGCAATGTCACTTCCTGCGGGGGGTGCCGCATGACTCAGCGCGAGTACTCACCTCCCCGGCCTCTACCCACGTGCCCGCACGGCCACAAGCCTCGCTACATGCTCGACGGGCGCCGTTTGGAGGCCAAGGGCGGCCACTTCATCGAATGCCGCTGCTGCTGCACGCAGAAGTGCGCCACGTTCGACCTGGCCTGGGCGCACTGGCACAAGATGCACGGGACGCATCCGGTGCCGGCAGGGCAGCCGGCACCGTCGGTCCTGCCTCAGCTTCAGCTGCGCCTCGTCGGGGGCACCGATCGATGAGTCCACGGGGAACCATGGGGGGCACTGGGTTTGGCACGTTCTGGCTGCTCTTTGGCCAGTTCGGGTCGACCATGACCATAGAACAGCTGCGGGATGCCTACTTCCCTGGCCAGAAGCTCAAGACGATGGCCAACAAGCACAGCGCCGGGCTACTCCCGGTGCGGACGTGCGAGGTGTATGACACCCGCGACGTGGCCGACTGGTGGGACGCACAGCGCCAAGCCAGGGCGTCCTGACACGCAACGAAAAAGGCCGCCTCAGGGCGGCCTTTCTACGTCTGGGGACCGGCGGTTCGGCAAAGCCGATGTGCCAATGATGTACCAATGCCTCCGAAACCCTTGGTATTACAGGACGTCCGTCCAGTCCATCATCGGGGCGACGGACAGGCGCAGGGAGGCGGCGTAACGCGCGGCGGCGTCGGTGATTGGCTGGGTCAT